GGGTAAGGTTTCGGGCGTCAAGACACCTCCTCCACAATTGCAACACGCTTGCCAAGCAACAATAGGCTTATCTGTGCATTTACCATTTACAAATGAACACATTGATGGCCGAACTCCGTAAGTCTCACAACTCGTTTGGGTTGTAAAAACACTGCAACCAGTGCCGGAGGCAGCCAATGATGGATCCACCCCGTAGGAGTTACACAGACTCGAAGCGGCAAAGCCGCTTCGGTCGACGCCCGAGAGCGTCGAATAAAAAGAACAACTGTTCCCATTGGCGTCCTTCCATGACGCGGTATCAATACATACTTGTGCGGGTTTAGACGTTGGGGCAGCCGTTGGGGCAGTTGGAGCAGATGTTGGTAAAGGAGGTGGAGGTAGCGGGGTTATGTTTTGCTGGTAAAAAGCTATGGGATCTATACTTAAGGGTGTGGGTTCGCCAATAAACGTACCAAAAGAATATATTGGGCCCAACTTGGAAGTTTGGAGCCTTATACAACTCGTACTTGGCCTACCACCTACGTCAAACGTAACATACGTACCATTTAAATTTGACCTAAATGAATATATTACAACATTACCATTTGCGGCACTAGATAGCATACTTTTCGTATTTTCCAACGTGTAGGTCTTCTCAAAATAAATATATACGACGCCCAATGCGGCGCTTTGCGCCGTACCAAGACATATACCAATAACAGGCTCGGCCGTAGGCGCAAGCGTCGGCGCTCTTGTCGGCGCAAGCGTCGGCGCTCTTGTAGGTGCGAGAGTCGGCGCTCTTGTGGGTGCGCGCGTAGTAGACGTGTAAAAATAAGGCGAAACAAATACGAGAATAAGTACTACGACTGTAATTAAGCCAATAACCACTAGGGGCCATTTATAGTCAACGGTCCCCTTTTGAATTTCCAACGCCGCCATTACAAATACTGTTATTGCGATCGCACCCATTGCTAAAAGAATGGTTATTTGCGAACCAGTGTTCACAACTTGGTCCAATGACCAATCTTGCATCGTTGGCGAAGCCTCTAATTGATTGACAACAAAATTATTTTGTCCTAATTATAACGCCAAATTCGCGCTGACGTCATAATTACGACTATATATATACGGCTGAGCCATACGGCTTCGCCGTATGCTTCGACGCTTCGCGTCGATACCGTTTTCATTAAAAACAGTTTCCGAAGATAATTTTTTTAAAATTTAAATATATTTATTAATATATAAATTTAAATATATTTATATATTAATAAATGAATCGTCGTTCTTACGCTTACGATTACGAATATCAACATCCGAGAAGTGCAAGTTCTAAAATTAGAAAAATCATAAATGAATTAGGAGGGTTTCAAATAGTTGTTATCATTTCAATAATTGTAATTGTCGGATTATCAGTTGGTTTATATTTTCTAATCAAACACTTAAATAAACAAGAAGAGACCAGTGCGCCAACTATGAAACCGACATCTCCGCCAAACAAGTGTATAGAATGTATGATTAATTTAGGACTACCCCAAATATCTGGATTTACCTCGGCTGAGGACTTAAATAAATTAGTCAGTTCTAAAAAATGTAATCAAGCATTAAATGCACTTTGTAATGTAAACGGATTATCAACACCTGTTTTTACAGAAACTGACGGTAAGTGTTATACAAGTTGTAGACCAGATGGGATTACTGGATTGGGATATGACGTAGCATGTGCACAAAATGCAAATCAACAATCTATGATTTGCAAAACATAACTGCTACGGTCTGCGAGCGCCGTACCGTTTTCATTAAAAACAACTGCCGAAGATGTTTTTAATCTAAACGCGTAAATACGACCAAATGAGGAATCGAACCTCAGCGTGCAATGCACAACGGTTTTCAAGACCGTCCCGTTAACCACTCCGGCATTTGGCCCTTGTGCTCATTACCGGAATTGAACCGGTCACCTCACGCTTACAAAGCGTGCGCTCTAACCAACTGAGCTAAACGAGCTGTTTCTTTTTTTTTTAAAGCGCGCTAAACGGCTGTCACTTAATTTATGAGTGTGCTGTAGGACAACCATGATTTTTTACTACATAGCTTCTGTGGCTATCGGATACCTTACTTACTCGCTCACAAGCGCGAAGCGTACTGGCGGAAGAAACAAATTCGACATACTCATGTCCAAACTCACCGGACACGATGTCAACACGAGCGCAAAATTCACAATACGCGTTACCGAAGGAATTACAATTTATATACATATACACCACTGGCTTTACCTATCTTGTATTTTTTTAACTTTTGATAATATATACGTAAAGGGGTTTTGCTTTGGCGGTATCGCACAGGGCATCCTCCACTACGAGGATTGGCATCATGTACTAGGATTTAAGGAAATAATTAAAAAGACACAGTAAAATAAGCGCAAATGTCATTTCCCGAAGGAAAATTCTCCTTGGGGTGGATCGAACACCCGACATACGGCGAAGCCGTATGCTTCGACGCTTCGCGTCGATATGGATTTACAGTCCACCACTCTACCAACTGAGTTACAAGAAGTTGAATAAAAAATAGTCACAATTACCCCAGTCGAGGATCGAACTCGAAGTCTTAACCTTAGAAGGGTTACGCCTTATCCAATTAGGCCACAGGGGCTACTAGTATCTATGTTTTTTAATGTGCTGTAAGATACCGCGGTGGCTTTCACCACCGCCACGCGCTTGCGCGCGGTGCTTGATACGGGAATCGGACCCGTGACATTCGCTTGGAAAGCGAATATTTTGCCACTAAACTAATCAAGCGTTCTCAATATCAGGTTCGAACTGATGGCCTTGTGATCTCTTCGCCTTTGGCGAGTTAAATTTACTTTGTAAACTTAACAGTCACACGCTCTGCCAACTGAGCTAATTGAGAAGTGAGCTTCAGCGAAGCTCATATGCGTCGTGTGCGGTTCGAACGCACGCGTCTTTCGACAGCAGATCTTAAGTCTGCCCCGTTAACCACTCCGGCAACGACGCGAACCGACCTTTTGGGTCGGGCGCGAACTTTTGTTCGCTAGTCTGAGGGGGTATTCGAAACCCCGCGTGCAGAGCACATTTGGTTAGCAACCAAACCCAATAACCACTATGGGACTCAGACGCCGAAGTCGAGAAGCGGCTTCGGTGCGACACTTTTAGGTGTCGCGGCGCCTTTTGGCGCTTTGCGCATACCAAGGATCGAACTTGGGATACTGCTTCATAAGAGCAGTGTGATAACCATTTCACTATATGCGCTAATTTTTGCCTTTAGGCTATCTTGCGTTATTTCATTTTTTTTTCGTAGTGCATGTCAATCATGTTTTCACCTTGCGTACCTATACGAAGATCTTCCGGCCAATTACGCTCATATCCGCGTGAATCTCTCCTGATGTAGTCAGGAGCGCCACAATGTAATACCATTTTTCCATCTGGTATAGGGGCGGCAACTAGAATACCGTTTTCATTCGGCTTTGCGTTCCAAATTTGATAAATTACAACATGCGCATATTTGTACTTACCATTAATCATAACTTTTCGATATCGAGTTCCGAGTTTTTCATATCCACGAGTTTTTATTGACCCTCTTGGTTGCCATATTCGTCCATATGATGATACGCGAACACCTTTATATTCAGGGACTATTTTGCTCCATATCTCCCCGTCATCATCTTCATCGCTAGGGCGCGCACCCAATACAAATTGTACACCTTTACACCAGCATCCCTTAGTTGCACTTGAATGTATAGAATTAGATTTTATACACATTTGACGCCCAGTTTCCTCTATTGAGGAAAATTCATGCCATACAGGAAACTGTTCTTGGCGTGGGTCATTTGCATTCTTATATGAGACAATCATAATCGGCCTTGATAGTGCTTCAGCATTCGTTCGTCGTTTTCCTAGTAAGCGTGAAGCTTGTAAATTTTCTTCCCGGGTGACCGGCTCTAAATTATTGAAATGGTTGTTTAATGGATTATTATCAATATGATTTGGTTCAAAATCATCTGGATGCGAGTACCTTGTGTATCCACGCTTCTTATGTTCAAGAGCTCTTTTCATTAGAGTTCTGTCGTGAAATGCCCAAAGTACTAGTCTATGCACTTTCAACCACACGGGCTTGTTTGGCACAAAACGGATGCATACTTGTTTATAAACCCCATCTGGACACTGATTTACAGCCTTACCTTTGTAAAAAACCGTACCGTCTTCGAAAATTTCGACATTTTCAGAGAGTGCTGTTTTTTCTTCATCGCTTAATCGTAAGCGATTTACTGGAAAGTTTTCCTTACGAAAAGATGCCAACAGCTCTACATTGATTCTTCTAATCATCTATTATTGCCCCATTTAATATACAATAGTGTTTGTCTCTATACTATTTCTTTCGACTGCCGAAGTATTGTATACAATTACCATAATGTTTTTTTATGGTTATTTAGACGCAATTTTATTATAGGAAAATTAATTCTAGGTCAATGACATGGTTCATATCTACTTCCGATAAGGCTCTCTGAAATATTGCATCTATATTGGAATTAACACGAATTCCATTTACATGTAATCTCCTAAGATAATGTGCCAGGATGACTGCTTCGTAAACATCAGATGTCAAATCAGAAAACACAACCCTATAGTTTGGATTTACCCTTTCGACAATATCCTGAACTAGGTTCATGTTTAATTGGTATTGGATCAATTCATTCTGGTAATCTTCATCTTCGGAACTTTCGGAACAAATGCTATCTAATTCCAATTCGGATCGTGTTCTCATTGGTATTCTGCATTGCGGACAACTGTCCTTCCTTTCCAACCACTTGCCAATACATGATTTATGGTACCTGTGACCATTCTTACATCTCCTATACCCAACCACTCGCACCTTTTTTAAACATATTGCACATTCACTATGCGCCATTCTGTTTATTTAATAGTCCCCCGAATCCTTTAATTGTTTTTTCTTGGATTAAATCAAAGATTTACGCTTCGCGTAATCGAAGATTAAATTTATAAAGAAAATTAAAATTTGGCGCTGCCTAAAAGGCAGTTTTTGACACAAAAATTTTCTTTACAATTTATAATGACCTCCATTAAACCACCACCAATACCACCAAGGCCCTGTGACCGAGAATTAAAAACACGTTTTGACTACTATTACTTAATTAATTGTCTTATTGATAAAAAAATTGGCACAGTCCCTTCGAAGTCCGGAGTCGTAAATATAGTAGATTCGTTAGATAAAATAGAAGAACTGCGTAATTTTTTTACCGATTTTAAAAAAATAGGTTCGGAGAGTGCTTATGGTACAGTATATTCTGCGTGTGTAAATGGACTACAGGAAAAATGTTTTAAGACAAAGAGCTCGGATGGCGAACTGAAGGTTGCAATTAAATTTCAAAAACTAACACCAACGGAACAAAGTGACTTTTCAAATGAAAACTATGTTAAAGATCCCAAAGGAATATGGAATGAAATATATATTTCATACAAATTATCCTTAAGCGTACAGAACGACGCGACGCAAAGCGCACCAAACTTTCCTATTTTGTATCGCACATTTTTCTCAAATTTGTGTTTTCAAGACACTGTTGAAAAAATAAGATACGAAGATGATTCTGATCCCAAATATCCTCGTGAACGCGTTCCTTGTGTAATGATAGTAAACGAATTATCTGATGGAGACTTTGGTGATTTCTTCCCACCTCCAGAAACTCCAAAAATAAAAATTGATCTTAAATCATTTGAATCTGCATATTTACAAATATATATGGCGATTATTGCAATGCAACTTAATAAAGTTGTTCATAATGATCTCTATCCTAAAAATATTCTATATACGCGTGTACCTGTTGAACATTGGAGATATGATATTATAATTGATGGAAAAACAACATCATTCATTTTACCAACAAACGGATACCTTTTTAAAATATGTGATTTCGGAAAATCATCAATTAATTCGAAGTCGTTTTATTACGATACGGACATAACATCTATAACATATGAAGCAGTAAATACTTACCCACTTAATAGTAAATTTGTATATATTTATAATGGTCAATACAATAATACATTAGATTTTGTGAATATGTTAAAAGTACAATTCAAAGAATACTTGGCTGATGAAGAAAAACCTAAGAAAGAAATAAATCAGTATTTTAAATTACGCTTCGCTTAATTAATATCTAATAGTTTATTAAATGAATGGTTCGCCGAAGAAGTGTGCGTCGCGGCAGAAGTCTGCGTCGCAAACTTGTTTGCAGGCGTCGTAGCCTTCGGCACTTCGATCGCGTCGGTGCTTCGCGCCGTACATCTCGTTTTGGCGCTGAAGAACAAAATCTAGCTATTGCAATTGCACAAATAATAGCAACACACCCACCAGCGCTTCAAGCTTTCGTTAAATTCGTTGCGACAACAGTATTAGAAAAATGCGGCATTGAAGGAGAAGGTGCAATCGATAAGAACTGCCCGGAATTAAAAGCATTGCAAGAATTTCTTAAAAGAGATAGTATGGGTCCGGTACCGAAACCGACGAAATTCGGCGTTGATCCCGCGGTCAAAAAAGCAGCAATGAAAAGACTAAAGGCATTAAGAAAAGAAGCAGTGGAAGCCGATGCTGCTTACAAAAAAGCCGAAGATGCTTATAACAATAGACGATGCGAAATGGATCCAAAAGTAGTATATACTACCTACCGTTACGAAAAATAAAAAATAAAAATGTTTATATATATTTACAATAAATATATATAAACAACAATGTACAGACCACCGGATAGATACACGCTAAGTAGGAGGAACGTGAATTATTACAACCCATGGGTTGCTTCTGATTACGCCCAGGCTACTACGCCTCCGTGGACTCGCCCCGAACCTAAAACACTAGAACAACTTGCGTTACGCCGCAGTGTTGAGTTGGGGTTGCCAACTCCTAATATATTAGACAGACAAAGGGCGGCAACGCAAATTCAATTGTCGTTCCAAAATTATTGGGCACAGTCAGAACGTACGCAATGTGTAGACGTTCTAATGAATTGTCACGGGTATAGCAAAAAAAGAATCATACAGTGTCTACTTGAATTTATGGAATACTTGGTATATGGCCAACCGGTTAACATGGCAATATCAAACGATGAAATATACGAAAAAATTTGCAATAGTATAGTTGTTTTATTGGCTAATAAACCGGAGGAGGGGGGGAACGTGGACTACGAGCTATTGAATGTGGGTGGTGAGATGCTATTTAATTTTATTGAACGAGCATCCCCTGGAGAGAGAAATACTTTTTTTAGAAAAGAGTTGGCAGCGGTCAGTAAACGAGACCTACAGAATATAATTGATGATACAATATTAGAATACATAAGTCCTATGATATATGAAATTTAATTTGCGGCAATCTTCGATTTGCTCAGGGAAACTGAATAATAACCTTAATATGGTGTTTGTGTACCCCCTTCGAACTCTTCGACAGTTCGCGTTTGCGTCTGGCACCGTCCACCTGAGTGGCCTTCTTAGAATCGGCATTACTGAGCATATTAGACTCAATAACGTCGAGATTATCAAAGGCATAGTCTACAACGCGATGATTTAGGGCCCATCTAAAAAAATTAAGCTGCCCCACAGTGGTAACAAATCCATCTTCACGTTGTTGGAAGACGTCGATATTTTTTCCAACGACGGGAGTGATTTCATCGGTAACGATGTTATAGAAGATACGTTTGCGGCGGCAGAACGGATCAAAGTTGCGCTTGCTGTATGCTTTTAGTTGGTTCTTGTAATCGAGCCATATATTGAAATTCTTTTTGCCTACGGACCTAGGAATTTCGTATTGGACGTCATTTTCCTTGGAATAGTTTGTTACGAGCCAGTCTAGGAGACGAAGACTTATGGTTGTTTGTTGCTTTACGATCGGGACGATGAGTTCCTTATGTCCCAAAACTTTATAGAATTTAGTCAAAGAGTCGAGCAACAAATCGCTTTTGGACAAAATCCCATGTTCGGACATTTCGGGAATAAGCTACTAAGTATTCATACAATGAGATTCTTTAAATTGATTTTGAACGAATATAACGCTTCGCGTAATTTAATCTTCGATATATATATAAATGAAGAAAAAATCTGGAACTATAGTTCAAATCGCATTGATTTTCGTATGCTTTGCGGCTTCGCTCACACTCCTAATAGTACTTATAACCGTATCCATTCAGAAATCTGAATTATTCTCTAATGAACTCTTGGGGGTTGTTGCACAGTCCGGTATGACGCTTCGCGTTCCCACGGTTCGCCCATCGGCTATTAATCCAAACTTAACGAGGATTATTGCGAACAAGATCAATGTTGCCGATATGGTTGTTGAGCCCAAACATATAGAAAAGGCGAATAAATACCACGATACGTTCAACAAACACAAAGATGAAAGACACGGTATTCTGCGCGAATTGTACGATGAGTTAGGAAAACCCAAGACGGTTGTTACGATGTTCTATTGTAAACGTTTTTTTATATTTTTTGATAATTGGGTGCGCAGCTGCGAACTTGCCGGGATCAATGTTCGCAAGAAGACGATCACCTTCTCGTTGGACCAGGAATCGTATGACAAGACGGTTGCGATGGGGTTCAAGACGGTTCTCATTTCTAACGACAAGTACGAGGAGGCGGGAGGTTCGGTAGAATTTGGGGATGATAATTTCTCGGCAACGATGTTTTACAAAAATGCGTTTATATATGACCTATTATCCATCGTGCCTGAAAATAACTATGTCCTCTTTCAAGATTCGGATCTCATTTGGTTCCGCGACCCGACGGAGTATCTCGAAAACAATCCGGAAGACTTGCAAATCATGTACGACGGGGAGAACCCGCTATTTAAAGAACTATATGCAAACACAGGTTTTATATTCCTACGTAATAACCAAATTACTAGGTCGGTCATGGAAACGGCATTGGGTAATACTGCATATATACTGTCTGTTCGCGGTCATCAGAAAATATTCAATAGAATCTTGGCCCACTATGCCTACCATAATGTATTGTCACTCAAGGTCCTACCTGAATTAACCTTTGTAAACGGTCATCTCCTGAGTAATACAACTGGTAAACTTAGCGATAAACTAAAGAGCAACTGGAAATCGGAAGCGTATGTCATGCACTATAGCTGGACCGGAAATATTAATGACAAGTTCAAAAAACTGAATAATCTTGGATTAAATTATATTAAGGATAAGCAGTAATTTTGCCTTAGGAAAAATTAGCCTTAGGCAAAATTAGCCGTAGGCAAAATGAACAATAAACTTATACACGCGATTCGAAATAAGGGGAAATATGAACATATTAAGTTACTTTTAATCAATGGGGCGGATGCAAACTCAGCTGACATATGGGGCCGTACGGCACTAATGATAGCTGCATCTAAAAATAGTGCAAATATTGTAAAACTCCTAATTGATTACGGATCGGACATCAATAAAAAAATAAATGAAATTGGATGGACCCCTCTAATGGAGTCTGTGTTTTCTTGTCGAATTATAACACGTCATACACAGGTTCTTGTCAATACAGATATTGTTAAATTACTAGTACAATCTGGTGCTGACTTGAACGCAACGAACGAGTGTGGTATTACTGCACTTATGTTGGCATGTGTTCAAAGAACACACAGCATTGTTAGCATTTTAATACGTGCTGGAGCGAATCTCGACATAGCTGACACTAACAAGTATACAGCACTAATGCATGCTACATTTGAAACAAATGAGGCTGTAGTAAAAGATCTGTTAGATTCTGGGGCAGATATACACGCAACTGATAATAATGGCAAAACAGCACTTGATATTTCTAATATACGCAAACAACTTAACATAATTAGACTAATTGAAAATGAATACAAATTACGCGCGGCAGCCATGGAAGGTGTTACCAAAGTTTGTGATTACTACAAACTCCCCCCCGGGATTGATAATTTAATAAAAAGCTTTCTTAGGCTATAGTTCGGAGCCGGCCACCAAATACGGCCTCTTTCGTTTTGGAGAAACGACAAGCGTACGGTCTTCTACCGAAGCGGCTCCGAACGTTGTTCGGGCGCAGCGAACGGAGGTCGTTCGCGGCCGATCGTAGATCGGCACTTCGTTTGCGAGCGCCGTACCGTAAAATGCTACGCCAATTCCAGTTTGTATAGGCATTGACATAAAACGCCGCGTCCTACGGCGATGAGTGGATTCGTCTGACTTAGACATGCGAAGGTGGCAGTATTGCAGACTTCTGATAAGGGACGTGTTTTGTTCTTTAAGTTCGTTGCATTCGTTCACTAGTTCGTATATTTTTTTATTCAGTGTGTTACATTCATCATTGAATATGTCGACAATTTTACACATTTCTGAAATATCGACGCTTCGCGTGCCACCAGAGGTGGCGTCGACGCTTCGCGTCGGTGGCTTCGCCACGGGCGCAAACTTGCGACCTTCAGTCGCCCAAACTTGCGACCGTGCGACGAAATGAATAAAATGTAGAATTAATAAAAACCATACGAATAAACCAACGCCATGCTCGAATATTTTATAGTCCATGGCGTCACCCTTTTGCTATTTTATATGGCGTAAACCTTAAATTAATTCTGCCAACGAAGCGGCTTTGCCGCTTCGGTCGACGCCTTCGGGCGTCGAAGCGGTTTTATAGTTATAAAATAAAATCTAAATGGATTAATAAAAACCTGGAATGTTTGCTAACAGTTTTCAATCCTCACCGGTAGAGAACATTTTCAATGAAAGCACACAAACAATTAATAGTCACCAAAATATAATTGCCGGTCCCAATGAACACGAATATTGGTGGCATTCGGGTGGTTATAAACAACCCTTGGAAAGAGAAGAACAAGGTTTCCCCCCGCAAGGAAATATAGGTGCCCTAGTAAAACAAGAAGCACTAGGACAGTACAAAAATTGCAACCATGACCCCAATAATTCAATAGGAGGGAGTCCCAATTGCACCTCAGCCTTTGAGCCGGATTACTATACTACCAACAACACTTGTGGAAAAGATTGCTTCCTAGAGTCTCCTGAGATTTTTGGTGACAAACACTTTGGTCTTATTGATAAAGCCCTGCAGACAAGTATACATTCTCTCCACGCATACGAAAATGTCAGGGCGGGTGCCGCAGGCCAGGACACGGCGGGTGTTTACGGAGAATACGAATGGATACCGAAAACAAATAAGCAGGGCACCTATGTCATACCGGGCTACGACAAACCTTACGCGCAAGTTGGCGATTGGTTATCGCTCCCGGAAACGCAGTCACTTGTTGATCCTGCATATGGTACAAATAATGATGCACCTGCATCTGCTCCGTCTTCGCGTTAAAAAAATTTTTTTTTTTTAAACAAACACATTTATAAACGATGCATTCGGTGCTTCCAGATGATATATTGAAGACTATATTGTCTTTTTTCTATAATCTGGATGTTTGTTACCCCAATGTTCCTACATTTGATATAAAAACTCTTTCTCGAATTTCAGAGGTAAACAAGAAATTTTATGATATCGCGATGGATGTCACGTTATGGAAGGAATATTACCGTTCATTTGGTAAATATTGGAAAATTGCCCCCGGTGCAAAACATATAGGTATACAAACTTACCACAACTGCGCACTAGGTAGCTATCCTGGATGGTCACATATTCACGCCGAAATTCCAACTTCCATGCATGTATGCAGAAATATAAAACACTACGATACTCGCATAAGGATAAATAAGTTTGTTCGTTGGAAAAAATTGAATTTTTACTGTGCAAAAGTTACTTACGAAAGTAATTTAAAAAAGAATGGGGAGTGGAAATGGGTAGATCATCATTCACTGGAAATATTAAGGAACCAGAAGAAGGAGATCCATAGAAAAATTAGACGCCTAGAAAAGAAAAAAGACATTACTGAAAATACATACAGAACATTTTCCAAATACCTTCCCGAAAAAAAACAAGCAGCCATAACAGCAAAATTAAATAATGGGCTGTTCGGATAACTTCCGCGTCGTACTCGGTGCACAAATTACCTACAGTACGCGTAAACATGTCAAATGTGCGCCCCATGCTTACGGAGTTCGAGCGCCCGATCGTTTGCGAAGTGGCGACGATAGTCGTCGAACAGGCGCCCCTAAGTTACGATCGTAAAACAACCCTGTCGACTCTTGCCAACTTGTTTGTATTCTTCTCTTTGTTGGGGTTCTCGTTGTGGTTATACACCGTTTATAAAAATAAAACAATAAACTACGTCTCAGTTGTTGGCGACGAAGGTCAGCCGTTGTTGGATTATAAAACATTTGAGAACCTAGAACCCTACAATAATTTACAACATGATGGTTCATTAGACTTTACAAATTTAAGCTAATTAGCGAGAAACGCTAATTAGCGCGAAGAGCTAATTAGCGCGAAGCGATAATTTAGCGCGAAGCGCTAAATTTAGTGCGTCAAATATGTTATGTTATTATATACGTATGAAGTAAATTATGGACCCATCTCAGTCAACTGCCATTAAAGATCTTCCTTTCAGAAAGACCCAACAGCCCCAGGATATGGCTATGCCTATGCCTATGGCTATGTCGGGAGGCGAAGGACCACCCCCACCTATGAACACCGGCCCCGATGCTGCAGCACGTTTTGCACAGATGCCGCAGAATTTAGGCCAGGGCGGACCCCAAATGCCTCAGTCATTACAACGGCCGATGACGCTTCCGAACGGCCAGATCCCCAGACCCATGGGTCCTGGCCAAGGTATGTCAATGCCTCTGCCCGCCACGCTAGGCAAGAATAGGGAATACTTTGGTCTTGCGACACTTGATTACAAGTCGACTGTGGTGGTGTTTGCGCTAATTCTTATTTTTAGCAGTTCCATCTTCTACGACTTTGTTCGCAAGTATATCCCAATGGTTTCCGGGGAGGGTGGAAGAACCACACTTCTTGGAAGTCTGTTGGGTGCACTACTGGGGTCGATTATATACCTGGTGATCAAGGTAGTGGCAAAGATTTAAAACGGTTTTCGCGGCATGAACGCTGAGTCATCGAATCTGTTAGGTACTGAAGGCGGTATGGTAGGTGGTATGTCTTCGGTCATTAATTGTAGCCGAGGCGTGTGGAATTTTTCGGATTTTGTTTGTTTTATGTAGCATCCTGAAAGTATGAATACAAACATTAGCAATATAATAATTACTGCAAAATACGCTAAGGTCGCGGATCGTTCCATTTATAGTACCGTTTATTTTTTTTTAAAACATTCGGTGCATGAAATTTTGGGGGCGACGCTTTGCGTAGGCCGCGCCCATGTTATATGCCATGTGGACGGAATGGGTGCATCTTTGGCACCAAAGTACAGAATTTTTCCACACGTTTGGCAATATAAATGTGGTTTTTCAATAGCAAATGGTATTATATGTGTTTGGATTATACTTCTTGGAATATATTTCTCCAATCCGTGTATTGCAAACACACATTCCATTAGTTCTTCGATGTTCATTTTAATAGTAAACATATCTTTTATGAAACAACAAAATAAAAAAAACCTAAGTAACTACTAATAATGACTTGGAATACTCACAACGGTACTTGGGGGTCAGGTATGGTTCGGGCATTTTACCCCGAATCAATGGGCGGGCCACTTGGAAGACCCGGACAACAGCTACCCGATTTCAACAGCAATCCCGCTTTCGCAACCGAGAGAATGTTTTCAAGTAGCACACCATACACCGGAAGCGGCATGGTTATGCATTATGGTGGCCGTCAAGTAACACCCGGCGGTATGGGTGTATCCCCTGCGTGGGGACTCACACACAATTTCAGTACCCGCAAGCGCAGCCGCAAGGCACGCAGCCACAAGGCCCGCAAGCGCAGCCGCAAGGCACGCAAACGGCGGACGTCACGGTTTGGGGCCGTATGTACGGTCAATTGCGGGAATTAAATAACCATTTGCAATTGCTTTTTCGATGGCATAGCAGCTGCAAATTGTGAAGCTTGCTATTCCCCAATATGGGAAAATCGATACATTGCATGCAACAAACATCCCGACCAACCCCCCTCGCAATATATGTGTCATAGGCGTTTCGTAGTAATCTGGCGATATATTCTGTGTTAGGACACGAAGCGGTGGCGAAGGTCGGTTAGTGGTGGCGAAGCCGCCGGTTATTCCGCCTACCGTTGTCCCTATGGCCATTGATTTGATAATGTATTTAATTTTAGACATCGACGCCGGTGGGCGTCGACCGAAGCCTCTTCGCAGCTTCGACACCTTTGGGTGTCGTCCGAAGCGGCTTTGCCTCTTCGACACCTTTGGGTGTCGTCCGAAGCGGCTTTGCCTCTTCGACACCTTTGGGTGTCGTCCGAAGCGGCTTTGCCTCTTCGACACCTTTGGGTGTCGTCCGAAGCGGCTTTGCCTCTTCGACTCCGAACTTCGTTTGCGAGCGTCTATATTTTTTTTCTTGCTAACAAGTATATGTAAACATGTCTATAAATTACTTGGTAACTTATTATGCAATTGAAACTACCAAGACGGTACTGTGGTGGTCAGGTGGTAAAATTCTATACATTGTTACCCCTGGTATACTATATAGATTATTATCTCCTATAAAATCAGAAAATCAGTATATACTGGACGAATTGCGTCTTTTACGCCAGGAACTTCAGGAAATTTCCCGTAGGACTCAGTTTCCGATCGCGGAAGAAAATATTGAGGAAATAGAGGATACACCTACCGGATTACTTACACGGACATTGCGCGGTGACAAAGTCACGAAGCTAATTTAAGCTTGCTTGTTTGAGTCTATCTTTAAGTCCAACCTGCCATGCAGCTGGGCAATCTGCGCGGAGGGCTACCATATCTTCTTTGGTCATTGATAAACCTGGTTTATGTACGGCAAAACTGGGTCTTCCGTATTTGGCGTCATAATTTGTTTCTATTCCAAATTTGTGCATATCCTTTGCGTTAGGTTTTAATTTATCGTTGTTCACTGCTTGTCCGAGGCATGTGGAAAAGTATACATCTTCGGGTGTTCCGTGTCCAGATTTATTGTTTTTTATGCAGTTTAGCATAAAGGATCTTTTTCTCATTGTTATTCCACCAACTCCGTAAAAATAAGCTCCTGGGTAGGTGTCCGCCCAAAAGGTGCCTGCTCCTTCTTCGCCTCCGTAGGCGGCACCAATATAGGGGAATTTTGTGAATTCGTTTATGTTTATTTTACCGTGATCGCATATAGCTGCATCTGTTTGTACAAGAAGAATGTGTTCTGCCTTAATTGTTTCCCAAATCCATTTATCCTCTAGGAATTCGCTATATTTTAGGTTTCCACCACCTGAGTGCATGTATTTTTCGGGTATATGAAGGAAATGCAACCTCCTCTTGGAATTGTCACGGAACCAAGTTCGAATAGCATTTTCGTTGGCTTTGCTGCCAAACATATAAAAATCCCAATCCATAGGTATTTGTTTTTCAACCGAAACCAATACTGGGTAAAGGTCTTGGTTACGTGGATCAACCATCATTACGGCACTTTTATTTGAGTATTCCGTGGCACCCGATATTGAAACGGGGGCGAATGAAAGTTTATTAGACATGCTTGCAACAATTTTTAATATATATATATATATATATATATACATTAAAATTTGTGATATATTTAGCGGTTTAGTTTCGGCTCTTTGAACTATACTTTTTTCAGAGTAACGAGTAAACATGTTAAACGAAATTATTGACTCAACTGAACAGTTCCTAGCCGCAGTTAGATTGGAACAAGACGAAAATCCTACAAGGCTCTTCAACCTAATGGATGAACAGCGCAATATATATGAATCTATCCAAAAAAGGTGCAGAGAACTAATTCTCGCCCACAAAAAGCAAGAACATTTTAAAAATCTTTTGGAAAAAAAGAAGCTCGGAATTCAGTAGTTGACTTTGTCACGCGCGTAGTTACGGCTCCGCCGTATACGGCAAAGCCGTATCCTTCGACGCAGAGCGTGCCGAAGGCACCTTCGACGCTTCGGTGACTTCGACGCCTTCGGGCGTCGACCGAAGCCGATTCGCGGCTTCGTCCACGGCGGTCGAGTCGGGCGTCGTGTCCGGCGCGGCGCAAACATCGTTTGCGAGCGTCGACGCGATCGAGCAAACCCCATCTTCGCATTCTACGCCCGAAGGCGTCTCCGGCGTAGTGGCTTCTCCACTGGTGCGTGGCGGCCCCCCTTCTATAATTTGTACTTTCTTTACTCCATCGGGTTTGGGAAGGTTTGGTAGGGTGTCTGGAAGTTGGATGGGTTGTGGGGGAGGGGGCTTGCCCAGGACCGCCGCATTATTCTTAATATACATATGGAGAGCTTGCATATTTTGAGCAAGTTGGGTTATTTTCTGTGAAGTTTCCTCACCTGTTTCCTTTGTCTCATTTACAATTTTCTTTTGGGCCGTATCCATATCATTCTTCATCCTCTTCATCTCTCGGTATAGAAAAACACTAAGACCCATAGAAATACCAGCCGCGGCAAGTACGAGGTACATAATATTTGAGGATGCTACCGGTTCTACATCATTATGAGAAGTCCTAGGACTTTGCGGATTATCGATAAAACGCTTCTTTGACGATCGCCCATAATCAGTTAACCCTTCACTGCGTGTAATATTAGGACGCTGAACATTCATTATGTCTTTTACTTTAGTAATTACTTTTGTGTTTTTTTTATGAATATTAAACGTGGCTTGCGCTAGGTCAGTCACCAACCGCCCTGTAACGGTTTGTGGATGGTGACGTCATTATGCTGTTGTCTTCGACGCCTGTGGGCTTCGACGCCTGTGGGCGTCGACCGAAGCCGCTTCGCGGCTTCGACGCCTGTGGGCGTCGACCGAAGCCGCTTCGCGGCTTCGACACCGGCAGCGCTTGCTCAAGTCTGTCTATTTAAGTAAAGGTAACGCCGCGCCTCACCCGAATCTATGACTCCGACCACCATCGACGCTTCGCGTCGAAGCATACGGCGAAGCCGTATGACCGCCGAAGGAAGTACGCAAATATTGGATAAAAATTCCCAACAGTATGACAACTATTATTGACAATATTATAATGATAATTATCGTAGAAGGATCAGCCGTAGTCGCCGTAGTCGGCGCAGTCGTAGTCGGTGCGGCCGTAGTCGGCGCAGCCGTAGTCGGCGCAGCCGTAGTCGGCGCAGCCGTATCGCTAAAGTTTTCAACTTTTGCTCCGCGTACCGAAGGTATCGTAAACAGTGAAAACAGTGATCCTGCAAGTTTAATTGTTTTGGTTCCTTCGTTGGCGAATCCGCAAAAGTTTGGATCGCAATCTACGAGTGAGTCATGGGGGTTTCCCGATGAGTCAAAGTTCCTAGTTCTTTTCCAACATACATATTGACGCTCCGCCACCTCTGTGGGTACGCATACATTAAGAGGTGGGGTAGGTACGACGCTTTGCGCCGACTTGTTGTTTTCACGGCTCCGCCGTACGCATATTTTTGTAACATCGTCTTTCATACAATCGGGGCCACAATAGCAATTACCAATGTTGCAAGTTGCTTGGGGGCACTTGTATACCAAGTTTCCAGGCGTCGATGCGGCTAGGTCCAAGTTCTTACAATAATCGTCGCTATTACACGTAAATACGGCAGAGTTGTCGGGAGCCACGGGTCTCCAACAGCCCTTCTTCTCACCACCTACTTCGGTAAGGTCCATAACAAGGGAAAACTCACCGGATTTCCAATATACGGCTTCGCCGTATACATCCACGTAGGGCATCGAAGCCGTTCCGACCTCGATTCTGCGACCGTCGACTGGAACGCCGCCCCAAACTTGGTTAAGGGGGCATGGGTTCTCTGGCGTAAACCCAGCGGGTTCGGACTCAGTTGGCTTAGCCAGCAAAGCATCGCTTTGCAAAGCCTGAGGAACGTTAGTGGGCACACCGGAACATGTGCAACAAGCCATTTGGGCGGTTTGCCCTTGGTCATTTGCAGAGTAAATAGATTCGGCGCACATCTCTGGGTATTTTTTGTAAAAGTTGCAATCATTTCCGTACTTATCGCGAAAGGTTGGATTTTCTTGGCAGTTGGCCATTGGGTATTTATTATAGTATTTATATATAAATTACGCGAAGCGTAATTTAATCTTCGATTACGCTTCGCGTAATTTAATCTTCGATTACGCTTCGCGTAATTTAATCTTCGATATATAAATAATTATTTTTTATTCAACTGTCTCCGGGTCATCATAAACCCGGTCAGCGTCGTGCGCGAACTCCGTTCGCTCCGTTCCGTCTTCTTCGTCGCCAGGGTCAAAGTCAGAAGCGATATCCACACCGAAAATAAACACCCCGTGGTAACTTCTCGCACCTGGTACGTTTGGGTACCTCCTCCTACAGTCCCTTTGCGTCTTGATTCCAAAACACGAAAACGGCCCGAGATAGTAATCATTGCACCACTTGACCGTACCCAAATTATTCTCCTTACAGTGATCATTAAATGCTGACACAAACACCTTTGAGCGAACATAACACTTTGGCAAAATCCTCACCGCATCCGACTTGAGGAAATGCATGAGGGCATTCGTATTCTCCGCCATATCGTCCTTCGTCTTCTTGAAATACTCTGGGACTATATCCCAGATGTCCGCACTTCCATAACGATTCACCGCATCTAAGTACCCCTTTGCAGCTGCCTGTATAATATATGGAATCTCCGCCTTCAACTTGTGACCAAGCGTTGTGTCACCTTTCTTCACCTTGTTGTCAAACTTAAACACCATCAATCGCCTACTAATCGACCCCGCATTGTCCGAATACTGAGGAACCTCGTTACCTGACAACATACCCGGGACTGTCCATACGATACTTTTGGCAACCTTGTGCTTTTCGGCAACCTGTACGTCCTCACCAGATATAATGCTTTGGAACTCCGATTGCTCCAATGACAAATCGCCTTTGATCTCCGGTCCAATAAACATAAACTTGTCCGCAAGGGCAGACAATCCAAACTTCCTCTCGATATTGTTACTCAGAACACCAATATCACATGACTCGTAGATCTGCTTTACGATCTTTGTTAGAATCGTACTTTTACCACTAGCTCCCTGTCCGAGTAGGTACCCAAGGATTTGCCATTCCTCGATTTCCCCGAGGTTATACATATTTCTTCCGATGAGGATGCAAAGCCATTTTTGTGTTTCCTCAGGCCATTCTTGGTAATCCATGATTCCTTTGAAGTTTGGGCAATGTTTTCGGATGATGTTGAACCAATCGTATTTCTTGGTCATCTCGGTGCAATCATCAAATTCGAGGTCAAAGTATTTGGCTGCTACGACGCTGGCCCCGATGGCTTTGGCATTTGGACCCTCGAAGGGGATGAATTCGTCGTACCAGATGAATTCTTCTTCGGTGCGTCCGTCCTCTGTTATTTTTTGTACGACTTGGCTTTTTTTGATGATATAGATTCCGTTTCGGAAGGAGAATACGTGTCTGTCCTTTGTTAGATCTTCGAATTCCCCCCCGATGTATTCGGTTAGGTATTTCTCTGCGGACTTGACATTGTCCTTTGAGCTCGTGAGGTTTTTCCACATATTGAAGTTGATTTCTTTTTTGGTCACTTCGTGAATAAAGTTGCGAATAGACATAGCACACTCCCAAGCGTGTGTGTTGAAACCGGTTTCGGTATAAATTGGTTTGTAGCACTCATCATTATACCTGCGATATCCCTTCTTCATGAGCCGTTCAAGAAGATAAAGAAGAAGATTCTGGTAGGGTGAATTCGTACTGTAGTCTATTGGGGTGAAACGGTATAGTCCGTTGTCATTTTCTGAAATACTAAACTCCTCCTCCATCATTGAGTTTTGCAGGAAAAGACTGTTGCGTACGGCATTTTCCGCATCGGTGATGGTTGAGAATATCTTGTTGAATTTCATTTTGATTTCTTTGTACTCCGCATCTTCTTCAACCAGTTCAGTATCTTCTTGTTGGTCTTCCACACTATTTTTTTGGCTCATAAACAGGTAAAGATATGTAATTTCAAAGAGAACTAATTTGGTCGCTTTCTCGAAATGCCCAATACGAAGACCTTCCGCTGTTAGACCGTAATTTTGAAGAGCCCTCTCAAGTGTAGAAAAAATACTATTTGATTGCGGCTTACTCTCAATAACCCATTTATTATACACGTCATTTAGACGCTTCTTTCGGTCTTCAATAGATGCTCCTTCAATTTGTGTACGAATCTCGAGAGCCAATCTCTTATTCGCATCTAGCTCCGTTTCCTTCTCTACCACATTTCGAGTAGAGACGACGGCGCCAATCGAAGATCGACTCATTTACTTTTAGTAATTACTTTTAGTAATTTGAGATTTTTATTTTTACAAATTGGCCCGCGCGCAAGCCTAGGGCACGTGCCACCTGTGAAAACGTGCACCAGCCGCGCTTCTTATTTTGAATTTCGGTCAAATCTTAATATTTGTTTTGCAGGATCGAAGCCAAATGAACGTCATGAGCGCCATAATTAGTATAATAATCATTGTAAATATCATACACTTGGTTACGGTAGTGGCGTTGGTGAAATAATCAAAGACGTTGAACTTGCGATCTTCGGTGCCGGAGCGAACGAAGGTTTGCGCACGACGCACCAGCGTCGTACCTCCAACCTCCGATTCTGGACGAACGCCAAAACTATTTTTTTTCAAGCAGATCTCTGAGTCTTTTTTGTGAAACCAAAATGTAGTTATATACTTAACTACATCCCCTTCCACTGACTCACCCATATGCATTGTATTCTCATCCCTGCAATTGTCCTTTAGGAGGTTGTTCCATAGTATTAGAGACCCCCTTTTTGGTACCAAACGAAGATTTAGTTTTGTAAATAACGTATTTCCACCTTCGTTTATGTCATTTAGGTACAACATTGCCGTATAATTTCTTTGATCCTTGCCGTCCTTTCCATCAAACGTATCGTAATGTGGGTTGTATTTCTGATTTTTCTCATATTTTTGGACTTGCAATCCTTCAAGCTCGTAGGGTCCCACAATTTCCTTGGCTCTTAGCCCAACCTTTTGTGTAACTGGCGCTTCATCGCTAGTTAAAAATGCTGTTGTTGAGGTTCTACTCTGCGTAACTGCATTCTTAGGATCATCTACTTCTGATACTTGGAATCCTTTTCGGTGCGCTTCCTCTATTATTTGATCGCACTCTTCCGGTGTTGCAAAGTTTGGAATTTCCCACAGTTCTATGTCATTTGTTATTCTTATTGCATTTGCGGGTGCGACGCGGAGCGTCGCGTCGACCTTCGGTCGTACTTCAAACATAATTTATTTTATTATATATATAATACAAGATTAAATTACGCAAAGCGTAATTGACTTCGTCAGCGCTGCCTAAAAGGCAATTTAAGCTTCGCTTGCCTTCGGCAGCCGCACGCAAAGCGTCGGTCGGAGACCGCGCCACGGAGACCGTATGACCTTCGGTACCGAAGGCTGTTACATTCCGACGGAATGTTTACAGATCATTAGGGGGTTTATTGACGGTATTTACTTTACCGAAAAACTCCATAATGGTGATCTTTCGACTGGGTACAAGACATGCGATGGACTGTTTCACGGAATACATAGGGTTTATCACGCTTCGAGTGGAAAAATTAAACTAATATTTTGGTATGAAAGCGGGGTACTTAATCGCGCAATGGCGCTGTGAAGCGTTCCGTTAAACGTTACTTTTTTATTAGGTATATATATATTGGCTTCGCCAGCCGATGGTTTCATTTCAATTCCCCAATGGGGTTGTGAATTTAATAGATGATTATGTAATTGGTACAAAAGGTTACTGGATGGATAAATTTGATGTTTTGGTGTTGGGGATGTTTTGGACTATATTTGACAATATTCGTCCGCCTGTGTGTATGGTTAACCGTTATGATGAATTATGTTTTTACTGTCTTAAACATGAATCTAAATGTAGGTGTGCGGCTCGTCATTTTTAATTTGCACGAAGCGCCGTACGGTGCTTCGCGCCGCGTCGACCGGTGCGCATGTTAAAATAAATACAAATTAAAATAATAATAAATGGAATTATTATAATCATATAGAAAAAAGACAAACCCAAATCGTTAATTTGATTGTCCCAATGTTCTAACTTTGCGGAAGGAAATATATATTTTCTAAATTTTTGAACATCCGGTGGAGCTATATACTGATAAAATACTGGAGGTTTTGATGCGTACATCCTATAATTTATGGCATTTGCTCTTAGAATATTGTCAATTGATATATCATATTTTTGTTGTAACAACAATTTCATAATTTTTTGGTTATATGCCACCGCATGTGTACCAAGGGAACCTAATGTTCTTACTATATAATTATTAATATGATGCTGTAGACCCAAAGTATAATGACCTAAATAGAAAACATCCCAATCATTATTTTTAATCCAGTTTAGTATTTTTATTAGTTTTTCATTAGGTACCATATTGGTTAATCTTGCATCATCCTCAAAAACCAGTATTCTTTTTTGATTTCTTTCCAAGGCAATCCTTATAACATAGTTATGTGCATTTCCGACTACTTCACTGTGGGTAATTCCTTTGTTATCTTTATAAATAGTTTCAAATTTTTCCTTTGCTGTTTTAAATAATACTATTTGTACGTCATCTCTGTTAATTTTATTAGATTCAAAAAAAGAATCCAACCTCTCTTTGCCCTTGTCACAAGTAATCAAATATATTCCATCAAATGTATTTTTTAACAAATCCATATCGAAGTGGTACGCAAAGCGTAATATATATTCACAAATGTTTTTATATGGACTTGTTTATTAATCCAAAAAAATATGTTTACGATTAATTAATCGAAGAGATTAATTAATCGAAGAGATTAATTAATCGAAGATTAATCATCGAAGATTAATTTAGAAATAAAATTTCAATCTTTAATAAAGAATGCTTAAATCTTGGTTAACACCTTACACACAAAGCACCGAAAAAACATACACACATTTACTACTCAATGGGGGCAAATATAACATCCCTAGCGACAAGGAACGTGAATTTATAGAAGTATATTCCAAATGTCTATACGAAAAGGAGAGGTTGTATGTTGTAGAATGTAGGCCACCTCTATTCAAATACATGATGGACATTGACTTGAAGGAACCAGAAGGGGCGCCACAGGTATGGAACAAAGAACAAGTAATGGACTTGGTCAAGTTGATACAAGAAGTTGTATACGATTTCTACGAGCTTGATATGAACGTTATATGTCTAAGTTGCAACCCAAAGGAAATTGTTCACAAGAGAAACAAATACATTAAAATAGGTATACATCTCATCTGGCCTAGACATTTTATCAATAGTGGGGATGCGATACTTCTCCGAGAGGGAATTTTGCAAAAACTAATTGAAAAGTATGGCGAGAGGCACGAAGAAAACAAGTGGGCAGACGTCTGTGATGAACGAATTTATACAAGCAATGGATTTCGTATGGTAGGTTCTGACAAATTGGCTAAAAAATCAACTCCGGACCCAGATCTTCGCGTAGTTCCAGAGAATCGTATTTATTGGCCACTATTTGTTATGGATTCTTACGGAGCATTGCGCAATGAGTATTTTACAAGAATTTGCCAAGATATGGAGGCACTTGTACTTGACACAAGTATCAGGTTTGTGCCCGTAAATATTGGCGCACCCGTTACAAAGATCCCAAAATGGGTCTCCTTGGATGAGCGTACCCTTAATAAAATTCAGAGGAATAAGAGGTCTACTACAAAGGTGTCGAGATTGGACATTGGTACAAAGGAGTTTAGTGCTCTGGAAGAAATGATGTTGCAAAAGCTCCCGAAAGAATATTCGGATCAGAAAATTAAATCAGTACAACGCTATCCTGATGGAAATCTCCTAATTATTACGGATTCTAGGCACTGCATGAATCTTGGACGCGAACACAATAGTTGTGGTATTTACTTTTTTGCGAGCAGTAAGGGACTTTATCAGAAATGCCTATGCCCTTGTATAAATATGAAGGATAGAATTTTTGGGTATTGCAAAGATTACACATCCAGTTGTTTTGAATTTCCGGAAAATGTAAAGGAATTGCTATTTACAAAAGAAATTGTGAAACGAAGTACTGCTAGGAAAAAAGGAGGGTCTGTGGAGAAATTAAATCTTAGTGGGACACAGAGCAACCACAAATTTTGTAAACAACTATCTTCTTTTTGCGATGATATATTCAATAGTATTTGACGCGTCGTTTTTGCTTTTTGAAAATGACAATTAAAATTATGATTAATACGATAGTACCTATAGTTATACCAGCAATAGCACCTGGCGATAGTCTGTCACTTTGCCCCGGCGGCGATAGTGACTCAACAGGTGCAGGTGTGGTCGATGGAGACTCAACAGGTGCAGGTGTGGTCGATGGGGACTCAACAGGTGCAGGTGTGGTCGATGGGGACTCAACAGGTGCAGGTGTGGTCGTAATAATTTTCGTAACTGAATAAATATATGGCTGTTGGTTTTGTACACTTGTATATACACCAGGAATTCCCGGTCTTGCACAACCAGCCCCAAATGATACAATACCATATATTACCTCATCCTTAAACAACGGACCACCTGAATCTCCTTGACACGAATCCTTACCAGGAGCAGCCGCACATATCCGACCAGACAATGACGTACCGTAAACGGCTTCGCAATCAGTTAAAGAAGTTGTATTTACAGTAGCTTCTCTGTATGTACTAACAGTATTTCCTCCTTCCGTTGTCAATCCATAACCTATAATATTCATACTTGTACCTACAGAAATTGAAGTGGCTCCGCCAGCCATGCGAACGGGTCTAATAGCCACAGGTACAGGTGGAATTTTAATCAATGCAATGTCGTTTGTATTCACGGAATAATAAGGGTGAATGAATATCTCTGTAGCATTTTTAACAATTATCTCAGGCGAAAAAGGCTGAACAACAGTATTTGTATTAAGAGCTACGATTACAGATACGGCGTCGGTCATACAGTGCGCAGCCGTTAAAACCCATTGATCATATATCAATGATCCTCCACACATGTATGTTTGCCCATCAGTTTTCTTAATTAGTAAATAACAAAACCACGGATATTTGTTATAATTAACCTGCGTACCACCAACAATCTTGTACCCCACATTTCCCGTACCTTTGTATTTCATTCTTTGCTGATTTTTAATCATCTGGACAGCTTCCTCAACAGTCTCGGTCGGTACGTCCAATTTTATAGAATTCATTATTTAAACAACAACAAATATATATTTTCTAACGCGTATTGGTTTAATCGTTTAAAAAATATATGTTTGTTGTTGTTTAAATATAACAATGAATTTTGCAAGATACCAATCGGCGCCAAGCTCACCATTCATTAGTGGTCCCAGGGAGCCTAATGTAGTAAGCGGTTTTGGCGAGTTTAGCGTAACACAGGCTGCTACCCATCCTGCAAATGCCATTACTGTTGGTAAACATATATTTGTAGTAGATAGTCGTCAAAGAGATTGCAAATCGTATCCAAATCCTAGTAGGTATCGCATTGATGCAGGTCAAATTAAAAATGTATCGAGTATTGAGTTAAAAGGGTGTATTCTCCCCAAAAGTAGTTACAATATACACTCCTCCAACAAATATTTGGATTTTGCAATCGGCGATACCGTTACGCAAATCGTTGTAAATGTTGGGGGAAGCGGCTACTTGGTTCCGCCAACCGTAACTGTTTCTCCACCTACGGTGGGTACTACCGCTACGGCAACATCTGCTATTAATACAAGTGGTCAGGTTTCATCCATTACGATTGTTGTGGCTGGAACGGGGTATAGTGCCTCGAAACCCCCCTTTGTGACAATTGCCCCTCCCCCCAATTCGAAGTATAGTAGACCCGCGGAAGCCTACTGTGTGGTAGGAACTCATTATTCTACTTCTTTGCGAGAGGGAAACTATACGACTGGGGGAAACCCAGACCCCGCGACAGGTCCTTTACCTTCCGGGTTGATATTGGAGCTACAAAATGCTATGAACTATGCTGTGAATGGGTTTCCGTATGTTCCAACTAGTACTAGCCCATTTGTAGCTAGGCTGGTTAACCAATATCCGGATCTATATGCGATTGCGGGAACTCCCGAAGCATTTAATACCAATGCAAGCCTTTTTAACCGAATTCAGATAACAAATGTGAATAGTTCGCCTTGGGAGTTACTTTGGTGCTCGGGACCCAATGAGACAAGGAATTTGCGAAGAGTTCTTGGATTTGAGTGGGTTGATTCAACCAATTACGTAGCCACGCCAATCGTAACGGTAGCTCTTGGTACGCTTATTCCGGCAGGAACTTCCTATAGGGGGATATTTGATTACGACATGATCGATGATCCCAACTATAGTATACTTTCGTTTTGGGCAGTTGCTGATGAGTCATTTGAGCGTATTGAAAGTAACACTATCGGGGGTCTTGATCGTGCATTTGCAACAATGGTGTATGATGCAAATTTGCCGGAAACTCTCATGGATTTGGGCGGTACCACGGAGACGGTAAGTAATGTTGATTATTTAGTAGGTGCTCTGGGTAAAGGTCCATTCTATATGCCCCAAGGGTTTACAAAGCCAATTAAGGGGTTTGATTTTGACCAAAAGTATTTAGCATTTACGCCTCCGATAGGTAAGTTGACATATCTAAATATAAGTTTCACAAAATATGGGCAACAGTCCGGAGGTGCTCCGGAATATTATGATTTCCAAGGTAGAGACCACCTATTGGTGTTTGAAATTACAAGCGGTGGCGATCAGAAGGGTTTGGTAGATACATGATCGAAGACTGACTTCGTCAGCGCAAATTAAATCTTCGATTAATTAAATCTTCGATTTAAATAAATATGTCCTACAACAAATGGAATCCCCCCCCGCAGGGTATTTTTCTTCCTTCTATAACTGGTGATTTTGCTGCGGCGTTTGGTAATCGAATTGTATCATGTACTCCATCATTTGCGTATGAGTTGGGTGTGCCACCTGGTGCAAATGACTTAACAAATTTGGGTGAATTATACGATTTTGACATTAATTTTACACAAACGCCCTTTACCTATTTAAATGCAAGCAATATAACCACGGAGGCATGCCCAAATATTACCTTTAATCTATACAATGTACCATTAGGTGCTATGTTTGTTATAAATGGACCAAAATCTTATCAGCCCGGTGCAATTGGCCTCCTTGTTCTACACAGAAATAACGGTTCTACGTCAACTTTGGAAATTATTGACCAAACAAGCTCTGCAGTAAAAAATCAGCTAGTTATTAGAAATGCTAATCATCTTGTAGCAAAGGCACTTTATTAAAAACTTCGTTCGGATTCAAATGTTTGTTTTTTTTTTAAAAAAAAAAAAGTATATAATTACAATGTATAATTCTCTCAACCCTCCGCCGCTTGCACCTTTAATACCGGGTGATGGGTTTCTTACAACCGGAAGCCTTGGGTCGAGTTCCGCGCAAAGTATGTGGCCCGTTCGGCCTTATAGGGATATCATAATCACGAACACAACAATTAATATGTCGTTGGATTTTTACAATTATTTTACAGTGTACAGCAATACACATATAATACTCTCGCTGGAAATTATACCAATTGGAACCACCGTAACTGTCGAATTTGATGGAGCTGGTACACTATCGGTCTTAATGGATAGTGTGCCCTTTAAATACGCCGGGGGAGTAACATCTGGTACTTATTTAGTATCCAAATTTAACAACTTTGTGAGAACCGAAAAACTATCCAACCCGACAAATTTATGAAGGGCGTGGCTACGCTTCGCGTACCGAAGGTACTTCTATATATTTATAAATATATTTATAAATATATTTGTAAATATATTTATAAATATATAGTAACCCAAGAATGATTCCTGGCGTACCTGTTGGTATACCTATGAGACCCAGTGAGGGTGGTCAGGCGTTTCAGATTAATAACATATTTTTAGGTGGAAGTCCTTCTCTTTCTTGGAATTTGCAATACAATATGGGTAATACCTTAGTACTTCCGGCGGATGACGGAATTAACACAAACTACGTCATACCATTTATTACACAGCCTTTTAGTTACATTGACATAACCACGAATTCTGCAACGCCCGTCAAGTTGATTATTAACAATGTCCCCCCCAATTGGTGGTTGGTTCGCAATGAGAGTCCTTACAAAATTATCATTAGTCCCCAAATAAATGGGGTAGCCTCTTACCAAAGCATAAACGACAAATTGATAAATGAAAACTCCGAAAACTTTATTGCGATCATGCCTGGCGTACCCCCATTAACAAATGCTCTTACGAACCCTACCGGTTTTCAATTTACTTAGCGCTTCGCGCAATTTCTGGCGGTATTCTGTCCTCCAGGAATTTTTCGGCTTCTTCTTTGGTAGTACAAATGATATTTGGGCTTACGGGGGGTTGTTTTTCGAATACCCAGTTAAGTATATCTACGACCATTTTGTTTTTGATAATAACGGCAGACCCTAGGAGGTTCTTCTTTAGGGCGGGTCTGTTTTTTTTCATCCACTTTAGTATTTCCCACCCACTTGATATAGTATTAAATTCTTGTAAATCTGTTGTATCTATTAAGAAAACAAAGGATTTATCCATGTCTACAATAGCCTGGAGGACATTGATAAAATCTATAAAATCTGCTTCGGTCATCTTACTGTTCAATTTAAAATATGGGTAAAACCCCCTATAGTAGTACTTTAATGTAAACGACATAATTGATTATTGTAAACATACTATTTATTAGCTAGCGAACGACGCGTAATTTAACATTCGTTATATATATATATATATATATATATATATATATAATGACTGCACAAAGGCGAAGCCAAACTTCGTTCGGCGTCAAAACGCCGGTGGCTTTCGCCAACGGCAAAGCCGTAAAAGAAGCGGCACCAAGGATAACGAATGAGAATACTTCAAATATAATTATGGCCATGTTGCTAGGGGGTGCGGGTTGTGCATTTGCAAGTCTTGCTTCTGAAAATTACGTAACTATTAATGACAAAAATAATTACGGGATATTCGAGGGTAAGAATGGGGGGACGGGGTGTTTGGGGCAGTGCCAAAAAACCCCTCCTAGTTCGGGAGAGCTTAAATGTGAAAAAGACGAGAGCGCATGTATTTTATTTAAAATATTCCCAATTATTGTGGGTATATGTGACTTAGTAGGTGTTTCACTTTTAACATTCACTTCTACTTCGCGTGCGTTAAAACTAGACAAGGAAATTGCTGCTTGGGTAATGATGTGGATAGGATTTGTTTTGGGTATATCTGGTCTACTTGTGCAGATACTCGTTCCCGTGATTGATAATAAAAGTCTTTGGGACCTCCGCGAAGATCCCGCTTATAGTGTGAAATGGGGGGAAGGGTTTACGCTCATGTGCTTTACAATAGGACTTGGTGGATTGGCAATTTTATTCCACGGAATAAACAATATTGAAACGTTTAGTCGGTCATCGCCGGCCGTGCTCGTGAACTAACTTTTTAATTGCATTTCGGTAATATTCTTGTGGGTTTTTTGCCGTCCAAGACTTTTTAAGCGCACTCACACTCCTCTTGTCTTTTAGCATATTTTCCCAGGTTTTCTTTGAATTGGATGTTTTCTTCTTTCTGGCCGAACGAACTCGGCTTTTTCTTTTTGTCGACGGAAATTTGGGCATTCTTGTGTTTATATTGTTAAACATATTTATTTATGATTTTAACCGGAAAATTAAAATGTTTCTTATACATAAAAAATATATGACGACTTCGCATAAAAAATCGTTCGGTGACAAAATGAAAAAGCTTGGCAAGAGATACAGAGCCGGCGAGTTCCACGGAATGTCCTGGAAGGACGTAGTTAGAACGCACATGCGCGCAGGCTCCTCAGTTAAGCGGTCGTCTAGACGCTCGTCGAGACGCTCCGTTAGACGACGCAAAGCGTCGCGTTTTTAAATATTTGTAAATTATATATATATATAATTTAATTAAATGGAAAACTATTTTGCCTACGACGTTGACGAAGAAGAAGACTACGACGTTGACGGAGAAGAAGCCTACTTTGAAAATGTATCAAAAGCATCTCCTATGTTTCGCGATTTAAGTGATTATGTGCAATCTTTAGGTGCGCTAAGAAGAGCTCCTGGTAATGTTATGAATACCCCATGGAACTCTGTTGTTGATTGCGCTAATAATCTATTTTTGCAAGTAGCTGATGCGATAAATTTTAATGGTCTTACTCGGCTTCAAAAATATGGTGTTATCACTGCGGTGTTTTCAATTGTATTGAAAAATTTTACCGTTGATGCAGGAATGTCACTTGACCAGTATATTGTTTATTTAGACGAGCAAGGTATAGTACTTAGAACCGACCAAGAAGAAGATGATTTTAAGAGATTTTTTTTGCGTATTGAAATAGAAATACTACAGGCTGTTAATTGGGTACCGTGCCGCACATTCCGTCAGCGAGGACTTTTTTAACAATTGTGGAGTATCGCATTAAGATTATCCAACTTGGACACATGGATCCCGCAATGGTCTCGTTCGGAAGCCGCAATTGTGCTAAATCCGCGTTTACTCGCGGAATCCAAATTCTGCACCGAATCGTCAAACAGAATAACGCACTTCTTTTCAGGTACTTTGTACTTATCCTTTAATAATTGCAAATAATTACTCTTCGTCTCCCCTACTTGAACTGCAGTTTGTTTATAACTATTGCGGTTGAAGTAGTGATCTCGTTGATCATACCAAGGTTTGGTAAATCCCAGTTCTTCCATAGGAATATCGTTTATCCAATCACTTGGACGTGCCGTGTTAATCGCTAGTTTACATCCCTTTGCCTTACAGAATTCTACAAACGGTTTTGCATCTCCGCAACTTAGTGTGTGGTCTATGTCAAATGCGCAAACGCACTGTGAGGGTTGCGGAAAGTCCAATTCAGGTGGGATATAGTCTGGATCTAAGTAGGGCTGTAGCCCAAAATTTTGAATTGGGTCTAGTCTGTTGAGTAAGGGTTTGTAGTTTGTAAATTTGTCCGTATATTCGTATAAATATGCAAGGAATAGCAAGCATACAAATACAGATATAGCTATCGTAATAATAATTGTGTTCATTATCATATATGTATTTTTTATTTATGCATGGTCGAACGTGAATTTTAAGCGTATTTGGTTACGAATTAAAATGAAAATTATATGTAAAAGGTAAATGGGAAGTGATTTTATAACAGGGATTTCAATCTTATTACTGTTTTTATTCACATTCTTCTTTGTACTCTCAGGAAAAAAAATATCTTGACAACGCTCACAGCCTAGTCGTAAGCTCTAGATTTGTGTAACACACGTTCAAGTACATTTTTTTTAGTTTTTCATGTTCTAGTTGAATTTTTATTAATTCGTTTTGTAGTTTTGTGATTGTTTTCCGATGATCTAATTCTTGATTAATAGCAACATATGAAATGTGTCTATTCGACTTGAAATGTTCTTTGTATGTGACTTTAGTTTTCCAATTAAAACCTATATGACATCCACATATGAAAACTGGAACAATTTCGGAATTTTTAAGCGTTTCCTGCGCCATGGCATTGTCTTATACCATATATACGGTATCTTTATGATATTTTGTACGACGCGTCGCGTGGCTTCGCCACGGAGACCGTACGACGCAAAGCGTCGCGGCCTAAACGGCTTCGCCGTATCATTGCATCAGATCCTTCCTCCCAAAATTGCTCGGAGTGCTCGAATTCCTAAACGTGCAATTATTTTCAACATGCTCTAGACCATATCGGTCCCAAATGGACCCTTGCTTACAGAGCCCACCGTCTGTGTTACCATATAACCACATACCAAACTCAACCGCCTTATCCGGTACACCCCCTACTGGCTGAGAAACATATTCGCGCTGAGAGTTTTGTCTATCCCATAGTCTACCACTGGGATCCTGGAATAGGCCGCCAATAAAATTGTTTTCGACCTTTTCCCGAATCTCTCCTGTATAAGGAGTCTCATATGGGACCGCATTGTACCTCACATAACCTGATTTTGTCTGAGGAGCATCATAATCACCAACTTCAACATTCATAAACGGATTATTAGGAGTTGGAATACGCAAGGGTTCGTTTTCTAATCGTATGGCGCTTTTCGCCGGAATTTGAGCTTGTAGCTGCATTTCCGCTTCCTGCGCTTGTAGCTGAGCTTGTAGCTGAGCCAGCTGCGCTTCCTGCGCTTGTAGCTGTGCTAGCTGTGCTTGATCTACTAGGCGCAGCGATTCTCCATTGCCAAATGCTTCTTTGTCAGTTAATAGGTAATACATTAATCCAAATAGTGCAATAATAATTACGCAAATATAAAATGGCTTTACCGAACGTAAAACAAGTGAAATTATTATAGTTATTATAATGGTAATAAGACTTAGGCTATTAAGTATATTTGCGGCTGAATCAAATTTGAATCTCCATAAGTTTCTTGGTGTGTTGACCCAAAAATCACCCATCCTAATTTAATTAGGTACAAGGATTTTTATTTCTAAAAATTTACAGTTTAACCGTTCAGCAAAGTTTTCAGCTTAGGAATTCACTCCGCGGACCCCCCGAAGGGGAAAATGCGGACCTTTCCGCCTTGGAAAAAATCGCTGAAATTCAGCAAATCGCTTCGCTGAATTTCAGCGATTTTCGGCACTTCAAAAGTTGGGCCGAGACACAACAGGAGGAATTTCAGGAGGGGTCCACGAGGGGGTCCACAAAATCGCTGAAATTCAGCAGGGGGGGAAACATAATTTTTTTGTTGCAAAAATCCAAAAAAATTGAATACGGATGGTTTTACGAATTTGAAAAACAGCACCTTTTCCTAATTCTGTATGCGGTTTGACATACAACTTCCCGAAAAACTGAAAAATTTCATTTTTTTTTTTGAAAATCGGTTTGGCGGAAATTGCAAAAGTCCTTGTTTTTAAAATAAAATCCTTTTTAAAAAAGGACTTTAAGGACTTGTATGCATAGACCGATTTCAACTTTTGGGACCTCCGTATGCCAAAACACATACGATTTCCTCAAAAAC